GGCTCCCATAACGGGAGCCTCGCGAGACACTTTCTGTCTCGTCCATTTCGGACCTCTAGTTTGGAAGGTACATTTCCTTTTGGCTACCATCAGGTTTTTGCCTGGTGTTAGCGGAAGCTGGGATATCCTGATTCCCGGAGGAGCGGTTTCTCAAAACCGCGACTACGGCGACTCAGGCATCGAACAGCTTCTCGTTAACAACCCGGCAGGAGATCATCATTCACCTAATTCGTTTCTTATGACACGAACGCAGGTGACTGGTGGCTTAGCGACAGGGACTTTTAAGTGGTCGCCCAATGAGGGCCGCCGCATAACGAGTCCTTTCCCCTCGGGTCTATACAATTTGACCCGGGTGGATCCGCCAAGCTTTTCCTACCCCGGAGATTTGACGACTAAGCTTTTTGCTCAGGCGAATCCTCTCCGGCCGGAAATTCTCCTTCCTACAGCCGTTTTCGAGCTGAAGGATCTTCCTGGTATGATTCGGGAGCTCGGGCGGTATAACCTATTCAAAAACCGTAGGCCACGCTCGTCACGAGACGCAAGTCTCGCTGGCAAGATGTGGCTTTCTGGTAATTTTGGATGGGCTCCGCTCGTCTCGGATCTAGGTAAGCTTGTGGGCTTTTCGCAATCCCTCGCTAAGAGGCAAAACGAATTAGCTCGCATACACCAGAAGGGCGGTGCGAGACGTAAGGTCACACTGTACTCCGACGCTGGATCGGAAGTGAGCATCTCTTTTGAGACGCCTACATTCCCGAACTTCAGTCTCGGTACTGCAGTTGGCACGCCAACTACGCGTGTATGGGGAACTGTTCGGATTAATCCGACTCCCCTTCCTGACGGCTCGCCCGTACGCAGACCACCGCCACAAGAAGTGGCGAGGGCTATCCTTGGACTAAATCCCAGGGATATAACTGCGAATGTATGGGAGGCTCTGCCATGGAGCTGGCTCATTGACTACTTTGTCAATGTAGGCGGCTTCATACAGGCCCACTCCGCGGGTCAAGAGTACACGTTTTCAAACGCGTGTATCATGATCCACGAGAAGTTGGAATTGATTTCGGCTCCTGTCTTGGGTCCAGTGGATCCGTTTGGCGACCGCATTACTGTGGGCGCTGGACGTATTCTTGCTGAGCGCAAGATAAGGAATGTCGTCTTCAATTCTCCGCTTCCAAGCTTTCGGATGTCCCCATTATCGGGACATCAACTGTCGATCCTTGGCGCTCTTGCTGTGTCAAGGTGGAAACCCTGACACGGCTCGAATAGCCTAGGAGAAAACGCATGCTTGCCAATACCCTGACCCTGACCATCAATTCGGTCGCAAAGGTTCTTACCCGGATCAACCAGGACAACTACGGTTCGGAATACCGCCTTGTGGCGGCATCCGAGCGCATCGTTCTGAAGATCCGGCACTCGAAGTCTTCTTCGGGTGGCGCCCAGTTCGATCAGCACAACGTGCTGGTCGAATGGACGAAGATCCCTGCTTCACCGGCGACGCCGACGGTAATGACCGTTTCGACGACGCTGCGTGGGCAGTTCGGTACCGACCCAGTCGAGCTGGACTACTTGTCCGACGCGCTGGGGGTCCTGGTCGCGGCTAACGCCGCCTCGATCGTACAGGGCGACAACTAATCTAGTTGCCGCTCTAATACGTCCTGTGAGTATTGTCTCGCAGCCGTAGACGAACAACACGAAAGGTGTGTCCGTGAAAAGCTACGTCACGACGTTTTCTGAACTGTACAATGCCCTTGCAAGGGACATTGTTGTTCAGTACCCAACCATCAAGAGTGAGATGGACCGGGACTTGTCTCGCCTCCGTCGTGCGCTTGCCAACGAAGGGTTGTCGTTCATCACGATAACCCATCTTGACATGTGCTCCTTCTTTCAGAAGGCGCTCGCCGATGAAGCATTAGTCGACTTGCCTACTATGTCCAGGCCGCGAGGCTTTGGACGCAAGTCCTCTTACGATTGCCGCCCCCAATACCTTTGGGGGCTGCTCTCGCTTGTCTTCAACGATGATGGTAAGCTTAGGTCTGACCCGGATGTCACCGCCATTTCATTCGTCCGTCAGTGGTTACTGATGGCGAAGAAACTGGAGGTTGACTGCGATGAGAGCCGCACGGAAGCGACGCTCACCGAATTCCTCTCAATTGAGAGAGGTCTTCCGGATCATCATCCTGACACTTGGGATCTTAATGATCCTTTATGGTCCAGACGCGAGGGTCATCCCCTTTGGGGACGGCATTCTCAGTCTGATCCATTACTACCTGGCCTCGGTCAGAGAGTAGTGGAGGATGTGCTCGACTGGGATCTATATCGCAAACTTTGCGATAGAATACGCTCCACGATTGGAGTGTTTGATCCTTGGTCGAGTCGGCCTAAGCATGGCCCTGGGGCTGTTGCTGATCCGACCAATCCATTGAAATATGATTTCAAGTATTGGCCGAAGAAGCTTCAGCAGTTCTTCCCATGGGATTTCTTCGCTTCTCATGACTTCGGGTACACCCAGCGAGAGCTGGGCCTCGAGCCTGAGGAACGGGAATTCCCTTCCGTAGTCTTGTGTGTTCCAAAGACGCAAAAGGGTCCTCGCATCATCTGCAAGGAACCAATTGCTCATCAATGGATACAAGGTGCTGTAGAACGCTTTCTAGCTGAACGCGTCCACCATAGTTACCTTGGTGATTCTATCAATTTTAAGGATCAGATTCTCTCGCAAGAGATGGCACTTAGTGCCTCTTTTACGGGCGAACTGTCCACTGTCGACTTGTCGGCAGCTAGCGATAGAGTCTCCACAAGACTTGTAGAGTATCTCTTTGGAGGTGGTAGTGATACCAGTCTCCTGGATGCCCTACATGCGTCACGATCCAGGTACTTCGTCCTTAACGGGTCGATGTACAAGTTT